CACGAGGCCACGTTCGACATGGCGGCAATGAACTGGGTCCGCACGACCTCAGCCGATGGAGTCATAAATGGCTTAGCACCCATGTAGCGCGTGCCGAACTCGATGAACAGGCCATAGTTGACCGCAACGCCGACGACCGCGGTATACGTCGAATCGCTGCTGCTGCCGAACAGCGACAGCACGAACTCTGGCTTGATCTCGTCGAGGATGAACGCCAGCGGGTTGCGAGACTCAGCCTCACCCGAATGCTCAGCGTAGTCCGAGCCAGCCGGACTGCTGACGTAGACGCTCGATCGCAGCGCCCCCGTCTGGACCGGTGCGAGCTGCGCCGCCAGTTGCTGGATGGCATGCGCCGCGTCCTCGACGTTCTGCTTGGACTTCACGGGGATGCTCGTGATCAAGCCCAGCAGCGCGTCGTCGGTCACGACGCTGGTCACGCTGAAGTCGAAGCCAGCCACGAGGAACTCAGGCAGTCCCCAGCGAGATCACGCGCGCCGTTACGCTGCTTCCCGTCGAATACGTCACCTGCACCAGGCCGTTCGTATCGTTGAACAGGCCTTTGTCGAACGGACCGCAGACCTTGGTCGTGGCATTGGCGACGACGACGTTCAGATCCGCGACGGCGTACAGGATGGCACCCACGGCATAGTTACCCTGAGTAACAAACGTCGTCGTCAGGTTTGAGCCGGAACCGTTGGTGATCTCGATCAGCTCACGACCGGTGTTGACCCACGAATTGCCGTTGGTGTTGTCGACCGCATTGGCCGCGGCCAGCACGGCGCCGGAGGCCGCGGTCGTGACTATCGTGAATGGCGTTGCAACCATAGTCGGCTACTCCTCTGGCGCATGAGGCGCCGGCACAAGATCAGGTGGCATGAGGCTGATGCGCGTCGGCTGGCCACAGGTTGGACAGGCAATCGTGTCCTGCCACTGCCCGCAAACCTTGCAGGCATAGTCAGGATTAGCGCCCTCAGCCAGTTGGTTCTCGGCGCCGCAATGACGACAGGTTGATTTCATAGGATCTCCTGACAGATGAGGTAGAGCACAACGTTGCTCGAGCCGTCGCCGGCGCCAACAATTTCAAAGGAGCGTGTACCCACTTGCAGCCGATCGGTCACCCGAATGTCGAGGCCTGGCACAAAGCTGAAGTTCCAGTACGTGAGATCCTGGATTCGGACCGACGACTCGATCTCGCGTGGCCTGACGTTCAAACGGTTGAAGTTGCAGGCATACGTCGCGACCGTCGCCCACGTATCCACGAACCCGCCCGCTCCATCACTCACCGACTGGATCCGCAAGACCGAGGCAATGGCGAGGAATGTCGCGGTGAGTGCCGCATTCGCCTTCGGGCTACCGGACGTGCCCCAGCGACTGATGACCGGACTGATCCTGGTCGTCATATCAGGAACTGCGCGTCCCGGTACTGCTCGAGCGTCTTCTGGCAGACCATCGGTAGATCGGCCGCGGACATGTTCACCTTCAGATCGGTGCCGAGCGAATAGCTTTCGATGCCAGGAATCGACATCTCCATCACGTCACGCGCGTAGAGCTCGGCTACGGCTAACGTGAGTTCGCGGATCTCGTCAGGCACCGTCGCCGAGTAGCCGAAGGAACCCGTGACCTGAATCGAATCCTCCCAGGCAGGGAAGCCGAAGCGGCCCACGGCCAGGTTGCGATTGATCGTGCGGTACGGCTTCCCCCGGAGCGGCGCGTTGCGCGGTCCGACCCAGTAGTCGGTGGCGACCGTCCAGGTCGTCTCGTATACCCCATCGCCATCCTGATCGGTCGCCACGGCAGTGACCGCAGTCGCGTCGTCGATCACGATACGGCTCGAGGATGCCACGCCCCAGGTCGATGACTGGACTGCCCACACGTCGCCGCTGTTGCCTAGGCCGTAGCCCATGCCTGGATAGCGGTATGGCGACGGCGACAACGAGTAGTACCGTGTCTCAGTCAGCACGTAGAAGCGTCGGCCGCCGAGTTGGTCCTCGACCCAGCGAGAGGCCGCGTTGACTGCCTGATCGAGCACGCTCTCACGCCCGTCACCTGCGGTAATCCCGAGGCGAAAGACCAGATCGTCGATGTCGGCGTAGACGGTGACCACTATGGTTTACCGTGGGGTCTTCAGCCCTGGCGCCCAGCACGTGCCACAGTTATCGCAGTGCCACGCGCCCGCCTTGAACGGGTTCTCGTCGCCATGCTTGATCAGCGGCGCGTTGCACGTCGGGCATGCGCGTGTGCCGTGCGCCTTGGCTTCGAGATCGGCCGCGGCGTGCTCGGCCGTCTCGGCAGTTTCGGTCGCCGTCTCAGCGTGAGCACTCGCCAGGTCGGCATTCGCTTTGGCAGTCTCGACGGCTTCCTGATCCGGCTTAGTGGGCATCGATCGCCTCCTTGATCTTGGTCATGTTCCTTACGCTGATCGGCATCACGCCGTAGTGATCGAGCTTGATCTGTGGATCGATCCAGATTTTGAAGCCGAGCCGACGCGCCAGCTCGCAGAACCCGTAATCCTCACTGAGCTCGTTGAGGCCGCCGGTCAGATCGTCTTCAGCCACCTCGAAGTGGAACATCGGCCAGTACGACCACGCCTGTTTGGCGAACACCAGTGGCAGCGTCGGAATCATTGCGTCCAGCACGCGCCGGTGAACGGCGAAGAAGCCGGTACCAGCCCAGCGCACCTCGAACGGCTCCTGGCCATCGCCAAACATCACCGGGTCTTCATGCCACGCACGGAACGCCAGATGTCCACCATCCCGCACGGGATACGCCGCGGCGATCACGTCGTGCCCTTCGCGGCAAAGCGTGACAATGCGGTTCGCGTCCCTCGGCTGAAACTCCTGATCGTCGTCGACCATCAGGAACACGTCGTCAGCCGTCTCGGTGTACCACTTGGATGCGGCGATGTTCCTAGCCCTGAGTAAACCCGCCTCACTGGCAGGAAACTCACGCCAGCCGAACTGATTCGATGTATCAGTCGTCAGGAGTGTGACGATGCTGCGATGCGTCGGCATGCTCAGCGAGCGGAACGTGACCGGCATAATCGCCGTGCTCACCCGATTCTGTTGGTCCTGACGCAGCCACGCGCGCGCGCGCCCATCGTCGCCGATCTTCTCCCAGCCGAAGGTTTCCATCACACGACCAGTTCGCCAGCCGCGGTTCGCCTCCAGGTGCAGCGGCGTGTCCGTGTCAAACGTGGCGCACGTTTCGATCATGATGCAGCCGATGCGCGCACGACTGACAATGTTGCCGAGCCACACCTCAGGATCTGGCACGTGCTCGAGCACGTCGAAGCACGACAGCATGTCGGCATACTCGACATCCGCATCGTCAACCGCGTCGTACATCTCGAAACCGTCACGCTCGAGGCGTGTCCTGAGCCGGTCGTTTGGCTCGACGCCCACGATCCGCTCGATGCCGATCTCCCGTAGCGCGTGCAGATCGTGGCCGGCGCCGCAGCCGATATCGATGGTGTGCTTGACGTTGAACGTCTTCGCGATGTGAATCAGGCCGGTGGTCCACTTGTTGCGTTCGGCCTGCTGGTGAAACGCATCGAGGTCGTCCTCGAGTTCCTTCCCAACGGAGCGATAGAACTCGAGGATCTCCTCGGGCGTGTGCGGATCCTGCGCCTGCCACTGTGCGGCGAGCGCTGCGCGTGCGGTCTGTGCGTCGACCGCTGGGGCAGCTATGGCCATGTGTCTCCTGCTAATTCTGGGCTACGCGTACAACCTGCTGGGCGGCCTGCGTCGGCGGCAGGATGCCGTTTCGGCGGTACTGATCGACGACTACGCTGTAGACGATGGCGTTGACCGCGGGCGTGGCCTGAAACCGAATGTAGCGCGCAGTCGGTCGGTACACGTCCACGATGGCAACGCAGTTCGCATTGCCTGCGGGGATCTGCGTCAGGTTCGAGTTCGTGACGTTGGTAACCGTGTTGAAACCCGAGTCTGGCGCGGTCTGTACCAGGCCGTCAAACGTCGAGTTGACGCCGTAAGTGCCGATACTGACGACGAACCGCGCGCCATCCCAGCCCTGCATGTCGACCGCGGTGCCATTGGCGACCGCAGACGCCGACCGGCCCGAGAGGTGCAGGGTGGTAAGAACGCTATCTGACAAACTTCCATGTGCTGGCATAGTTCAGTGCTCCTCCTGTCTCAGACGATGCCGACGCGGAAAGCGTCGATGTTCCAACAGGCCCCACCGACTCGTTCCCAAAGGATGATGCCGGTCTGGTCAGTGTCGGCGAACCTCTCTCTCAGAATCGTGCTGGTGATCTGCGCTCGTTCGGCAATGATGTAGTTGCTGAAATCGCCGAACAGGATCACCTTGTTGGCGTCGATGAGATCGGCCGGCATGAACTCCGAGTTGATAATCGGGTAGCCGTCCAGTTCCTTGGCCGGCATGGCATACGCCGAACCGAGAACGCCTGGCCAGAGGAACCTGTTGCTGCCATCGACAAGCTTGCGGATCTTGCCTTCGATGGAGCGCCGCATCATCCACTTGGCGTTCGGAATGTACTGGCTTGGAACCGCGTACTCCACGTCGATGATCTTCGGAGCTGAGCCAGCGGCACCCGAGGTGTTGCTGATCGTGTTGACCGTCGTGCCCTCGACATCGACCGTGGTCAGGCCACTGTTGAGGATGCCGAGCGGATGAAGCGCTGAGCCGTCACCGTTGATGAACTCGTTATCCTCGACCAGTGCCATGTTTTCGGCGCCGTTCTGGCTAAGGAAGGCGAGTACGTTGACGATGGCATCCGAGATGAAGTCATTCGACAGTTTGGTGGCGACCCGGATCTTTTTCACCGGGATGTCGAAACTGCCGAACGCGGCATCCGTATCGGTGAACGTCGGCGTCTCACCCGCGACAGATCCAACGAAGCCGCTCGACCAGATCGAGCCGCCGCCACTGGACAGACCACCAACCGTAGCACCAGCCGCCTGGACCATCGGGTACTTGAGGATGTCGCGGGAGGTGGCCTGCACGCGCGCGCCAGCTCGCCGCAGTCCAGCAACCTGTGCTTTGCGGACGAGCAACTCGGCCTGAATGTCAGGTGGGACCAGGAAGCCGCCGGCAGTGTCGGTGCCTTCGGTAAGCGCCTTCTGTTCCTCGCCGGTCAGCCGCGTGTACGCCATCGAGGCGTCGTGCATCTGGCCCGCCAGACGGATGTAGCGCTCGTATGCCTTGCGGTAGTCCGGTTGCATGGCGCGCCGCGTGATCCGCATGTACTCCTTGACGCCATCCGTTGCGTCAGTGGGAATGTCGCCAAAGAGCGTGTCTTCGGTGTAGAGCGGATACATGTCGCCGGTACTGACCGGTGCGTAAACCATGCCGCCCTTGACTTCCCAACCAGCATGGCGAAGCGCCTTGTGGCCATCGTCATCGTTCTCGCCCACGCCGTGCGGCACACGGTACTGAGGCGCGTTGAGGAAATCGTCGAGTTGCGACAGATCGCGCTTCGACTCTTCGAGCTCGCGCTCGGACTTGATCTCGCCGGCCAACTCGAAGCCGCGGGTCTTGAGCGCGGTCAGTTCGTTCTGCTTGTCCTGCGGCATTCCGCCGCCGGTGTACTGTTCGAGAATGGCGGATGCTCTTGCCTTGAGTGACTCAAGCTCGGCCCGTTTTGTCGTCAGGCTCATCTATGCGACCTCCTCAAGGTCAAGTAGCTCGAATGCGGTGCGCCATGCCTTTGTGAGCGTGGCTCCGTCCTCCCCGCGCTCAATGTCTTCGGCCTGCTTGCACACCTGTGCCGCCAGGTCGGCGAGCGCTTTCGCCTCGGCATGCGACGCGGGATACAGTCGCTGCCCATCCTTCGTGTCCAGACCGGCGCGCGTCATCGCCCAGCGATCCTCGGCCGCACGATCGGCCAGCAGTAGCGCCTTCAAGGCGATTTCGAGGAACGCGCGTGAGGCACCGGTCGTGCGATCCCCGTGGTTGCCGTGTGACTTCAGGCCGAACAGACCAGCGTCCCAGGCGTGCGCCATCATGTGGCTGATCGCGGCTTTCTCTTCGCCGGGGTTCTCAAGGAAGGCAGTCACCACGGCAAGATCGACCTCGCCGTTCTCGTCGTGGTGTGCAACGTGGCGATGGGAACGCGGGATCGTCTTTTGCTCCTGGTCGAGCACGCCTCCGGGCTCGATGAATGCAAAAGCGGTATCTTCGAGGTCGGCCATACGCGGATCTCCTTTCGCTGCTTGTGCGACGGTCGAACCGGGATCGACCTCGATACCCATCGATCGCGCGCGTGCCACGATCTTTCGGGCGGCGGATGCCTTATCCGCGGGACTGTCGAAGTGCGTCTGGTTAAATCTGGCCATCGCGGCTCGCACGTGGCCTTCGTCACTGATGTCGAGGTGGCCGGTGCCGCTCGAGTCCACCCAGGCATATGAGCTGGCGGCCATGCCCTGCTGCGCCTTAGATTCATGCGCCTCAATCAGCGCGCGGACCTCATCCTGGAGTTCGTCAGGGATCGGCTCTAGCGTGCCGTCGAGCGCCTTCACGCCAAGCGCGACGGCCTGCGGATTGGCGGCCAGGAGTGGCGACGCCAGGAACGAATACTCGATCAGGTCGACGTCTTCGAGGATGCGCGCCTTCTGCTTGCTGTCCCAGTGATCCTTGACCGTCTTGAAGCCGATCGACATGCCGAGGGTCTTGCCGCGGGCGAGTCGCTGCTTGGCGACCTCGAGCAACGCGTTTCCGTCCGGTGTGTCGTAGATCAGGCTGCGCGTGTAGAGGCCGTGGCTATCGGCCCGCATCTCGACTGGCTCACCGACGGGCAGCTTGCTGGCGTCGTGGCCGACGAAGATCACCACATCCGGGTTTTCGCGGATGGTCCGGTCGAACGCCTTGGAGTCGATGATGTCGTTGACGCGGTCGCGCGCCCACGCGGCGGCATAACCGGTAATCTCGCGGCCGGTTACGGCCTTGAGCTCAAAGCCTATAGGGAGTGAACGCGTCTCCAATAGTGAGGCCCTCGTTGCTGCAAGCGAGGGCCACGAGCAGCGAGGGCCACTGGAGAAAACTAGCGCGCCGTGGCCCTCGCTTGCAGCAACGAG